CGCCTTGAGCGTGCTATTCGTCGCTGTGAGCGTTGCGTCGCCATAGGCATCCTTTCCACCTTGCGCCCATGCTTTGAGCACAACGTTGTGGCCATGCTTCTCGATGTGTCGGCGGCCTTGGTCATTGCTCATACTTTCTCCGCAGTGATTGACCTCATTAGATTCCCTAAGCTTGTCCCGCCCTGTGCTGGCGTTCTGAACATTGCCACGCAGTTCTTCTTGGAATGGCTTTCTATACGAAGCGCAATCAATCTGATTAGGGCGTTCAGGCTAGCGGCTTTCTTTGTCAGCTCGTCTATTTCTGAATACGCTTTATCCGTAGCGTTCCGCATATACGGCCTTCCCTCCATTCTGGTAGTCCCAAGTTCTACATACGCGGCATACTCTGTATTAGTGAATGTATGCCACGGCTCAACCGGCCCAGGTATCGCATTCTGAAACATCTTGTTGACGGCGGTAAATCCGATGGCAGACATCACAAGGCTCATGGCGTCTTCATCTCCCCATCTTGCGCGACGTATCCCAAGCTGGACATCGACGCCCTCAATAGATTTTTGCCCAATTTCACCAACGTGCCAGTAGAATCCAACAGCAATGCCATCTGTCCATACCTAGTGAACTCAAGGCCCATGCCTGTCTTGCCCTCATAGGTAAATGATGTGGGACCGATAGTGCTTTTGGATGCCCGCTGATCGCGCATAGACGCGAAATGAGCGGCTAACCAGCACTCGATCTCTTCAAGAGTGGCAGCGGCGAGGGAGGAATCTGCCGCCGCCACTCGATCTACCAGTTGGCCCGCTGGTAGTATGAACGCATCAAGGTCAGTGAGATCTGTTTCCAGTATCGCCTTGACCTCTGCTGTCGTCGTCCTAGCCATGTCGGCCTAGCTTCCCGACATGTTGTCGTCATACGCTACACCACAATTGCTGTCCGAATCAGACTTGATTCTTGCAGCCATTGCAGCCATGACCTTGAAGTTGGATTGCATTCCGCCGTAGGTATCCCACTCGACTACCATGATGTCTACGCCAACTGAGAGGTCTACTGTTGCTCGTGCCATCTCGACCAAACAGAGATCGCCTTGCGGCAACACGGCAGCTAACTTGACATCTTCAATCGAAGCAATTGACTTCAAGATTTCTAAGTAGCTGCGATCCGCATAGCTATCCCGCGCACGAAGATCATTGAACTCTTTCGGCGAAAGGTAGAGAATGAACGGACCGTAGTGGAACTTGGCCTCAAGTGCGGCAATGAGCTTCACAACGTCCTTCTCGATGTTCGCCGGGGTTCCAGTCCATGCGCCCGAACAAGCAACTTCCACGGAGTTCGTGTAGTTGATGTATCCGAGCAGACTATGCCCGCCCGAAACAACCGTCGAGCCGTTGAATAGCGTGTCTTCCAGCTTATCAACGACCTTTTGGGTGGCCTGTTCTACCATCGTGACGTCAATAGGCTCGCCATACTGCTGCATTGCCTGGAGCTTTCGCGCCGGTATCTGGAAGTCAACGTGCGTAATCGGAATCGGAACCGCGACTTCGGAAAACTTCGGCGCATTCTGTGCGCCCTGCGTAATCCCGTGCATCGACTGTTCTGCCGAGTTCATCGCACTCATTGTCTGCCAGTAGTCGTACATCTTGCCCAGTCCACCAAGATTGCGAACCAGTCCACGGCTCTGAAGATCGGCGATTCCAACTAGCCTGCGCTGTGCTACCTGAACCACGGCGGCATCAATCGCAATCCACGCATCGTGAGGCAGCGTTGCATTCGTTCTCAATGCCTTGCCAATATCCCAGTTATTTGCCTTGAGCTTTTGGATGATATTTCCACCACCGCTCATCGATTCCAACGAACTTGCTACTTGTGCGTTGCCAATCATCATAGCACCTCGATTGTAAACTGCGTCAAGCCAGGATTAGCCGCAATCGTCGCAGCCTCTAGCACAATGCCAAGCCCTGGCGTGCCCGCAATGGCCGTCCCAAGATGCACGAATCCAGCGGCTGTTGCGAATACTACGTTGCCAACAGCCACCGTCGCCAGCGCAGCAGACGTTCCATAGACCACAACCTCATCTCCAGGATTCGGAACGATGAACGGAATCAAGTCTCCGCTTGCATACGTTCCGTCTACCGGAACGGTTCCGCTCTCAATGACAACCCTCAACGTCGGCTGTAGTGTGCCAGACTGTACCTGAATGCGCGTTGAACTTGCATACTCAACCAGCATTCCAGGCAATACAGCGGCGTCCATCAGCCACTCTTTCTGCAAAGCCCCTTCAGGCTTCGACCGCACCAATACGGTTCTCTGTAGCGTATGAAATTGTCCCATGATTACTCACCAACCTTTCGTAGTACAATCGACGGAGGTGCAGGTACTTGCTGCACTGGACCACGCGGCATCCCCGCGCCGAAATAGTTGCCGGGTGCAAAGTTCGCCACCAGCTCTTTGAGCAAGCATGGTGAAGCTGCTTCTAGCACCTCTTTCGATAGCGTGCAGCGTTCGTTCGCTACTAGAGCCGCGACTAATCCACTATGCTCTTCCGCAACTTCTGCCTGCTTGTTCTTGACGAATCGCGCAATGTCTCCAAGCCTCACGCCGTCAATGACCGTCTCTGCGTTTACAGCAGGCACAATCTCTTCGGCCACAGCTTCAACCGTCTCTTCTACCACTTCCGTCACCTCTTCAACGTCTTCCTGTTTGCTTCGCTCGTGAAGCAAGGAAACCGCCTCGTCTGATGCGCCTTCAAGAATGGCCGCGTCTACGCCGCTCTCGACCAATTCCGCTACCATCGCGTCTCTGTCCATTGTATTCACCCCTAGCATTCGTTTGATCCGGTTAAGAATCCCCGTCTCGCAGTTGTTCTGCTTCATGTTCGACTCCTTATTCTGCGCGACGGTATAAGTTACTTCGCGCTCCACTTTGACCGGCTGCCCAATAAACGTCACTTCACTCCCCGCGATTGAGTATCCAACTTGGAAATGCGCCTCATCGCTGTTTGCCGAACCGGCGACATACACAACGCGATCCTCGTAAAGATCGGCCACGTAAGCCCAATCCTCACCCGTAATGAACTTCTCTCTGACCGCTCCCAGTACGTTATCCAGTCTCTCTTGATAGCTCTCGCCCTCTTGTAAATTCACCTTGAGCATAGTTCGCTCCTCTGCGTTCACCCGTGGCGCTCCGCATCCATCCGCCCACGAGCACGCGCCAATCTCTCCGGGAAGCAACGCGAGATGGTCTGGCCGTAGATTGTGCGCAACGGTCCCATAGGCCACCCCGTTGAATGCTCCGGGAGCATCTTCGACGTCTCGGAAGTATGCGGTAGACACTTCTAGCGGCTGGCCGCTTCTCAGACGATTCACCACTTGCGTACCGTCATCACCCATAGCGACGGTCTTCTCTATGTCTACCCACAGCTCGCCCTTCAACTTCACGTCGTTCCCCGATACTTCATATCGCGCATTGTAGAACCGTCCGCACACTCGCTCTTCAATGACGGCAACGGACCTGGCCGACGCGTCCTGTCCACCCTTTTGCGGATGCTGGATTGGCAGCGGAATGTCATTCCACAATTCAACCGGAACATACAATAGCTCTTGCGTAGAGACATACTCGTCGTTCATCACGCCATTCATAACGGCAATGACCGGGGCTACTAAATACACACGGTCGTCAAGCGTGTCTTCCCGCACCTCTGATGTAAATACTTGCAGCGTTGCTAGTTCGCTCATACCACAGGCCCCCAGGCGCACCCGCAATTCGGATGACTTGGTAGTATTCCATGAGACTCGCTTGTCTTATATGGGGATTCGGCAGCGCCATCCGGGCACACGTTGCTCGGACATAGCCCGCCGCTGTAGATCCACTCAACCTCTTCTACTTTGAAATCTGTATAGCGGTTCAACGTCGCCTCATCTAGCGCGTATGCCGTCTCTGTTCTGGCAATCACCCGCGCACGAGTCAGCCCGATCTTCTGTACAACGCCATTTCGTCCAGCAAGGTCAGAGGCAATCACTCGTGGATTCTTACCCTGTGCTAATCCATCAGCCAGCACGCGTGAGATATCCTTGTCCATCGCGGCGGTGACACCCTTGAGCGCGTTGAAGTCGCGCGTGTACATCAGACCAAGCGCATCGGCATGAACGGGGCCACCCAGTACCGCGCTAATCGCCCCACTGTCAGGCGGCGAGATGCCCAGTTCCTTCATCCTCTTATCTGCCCACTCAATCCCCTTGGAGTAACTGCGCTTTACATAGGTATTCTGCCAGCCTGTATGGACAACCGTTGTCCGGCCCTCATAGCTTACGATCTCAAGAATGCCCTTGTCTTCCTGCGCGGCAAGCCACTCCATGAACTTCGTTACCTTCTCTGCCTTTTGCGGATAGTCGTATGCGTTGGCAACCAATCGCCCACCAAGGAATTCATCGTCGATGATCTTCTCGTTGATTTGCTGGGCAAGCTTTCCGAATCGCTTCACCATCTGAGCCTCATACTGATCCTGAACAGGCTTCAGTCTAAGATTGATCTCTTGTGGCGCATTGGCGATAAGGCTACCAGTTGTTGGCATTCTTCAACTCCGCAAACATCGTTTTCGCTTCGGGGTCCTCTTCGTCTAACACGTTGCTCACAAGCGTTCCTTCTCTCTCGGGAGGGAAGCCCAGCGCCTCTCGCAACTCAGATTCGTCGAACATGTCAAGCGGCTGTCCGGCTGTGATCTTGCTGATTGCATCTGCCGTCTTCTGGTATACGTTCGCTTGCTCTTCGTCGGTGAGTGTGAATAGGTTTGGCCATTCGACTTTGTATTTTCCGTTCTTTGGAGCTTCTAGCGCGCCAATACTCAGAAGGCGATCAACTAGCGCCTCCAAGATATTCGGCTGCGCAAATTGCACCTGACGGCCTTCTATCCGCCCTAGCCAGTTGGCTTCGTCCTGTGACGACGCAAGGTTCCCTCTCTCGCTTCCAAGCAGGATTCTCTGAGGGATGCCCGTCTTCCCAGAAATGATCTGGATGAGGATCTTGAACACCGCGCTTGGGTCTTCCGGCTTTGCGCCCAGTTCCTTGAAGTCAATCCCATTTGCTGCAATGAATCGTTGCAAATTGTGGATATAGTTCTGCAATTCTGTCTTAGCATCGGCCAGATCGCCTGGTTCCAGCTCGTATCCTTCCTTCGCGGACATCACATAACCCTTAACGACCGTCTGCCAGAATGCCTCAGCCGAACTGCCCACCACCTTGTCAAGGTCTTCTAGGCGGTTGAAGACCTTCTGCAATCGTGGCTCGCCGAACACTTCATTCTCAAGCAAGCCCTCTGCAACGTGGATAACTCGCGTCCAATGCACTATCTGTTGGCTTGCTGAGAATCCCTTGACGACGTTGCTGCTCATGTCGATCCTGTACGTTTCAGGTCGTCCGAATCGTGGGCTGTTTACGTCGGTATCGTATGTGTTCACCGTTGCATAGACTTCGCTGAATGTGGACAGATAGATGACATCTTGGGCAGACGCCACTTTTTCCAGCGGCTCCGAGAGTTGTCCATCCTTTGTGCCAATTAGCAGCACGCCATAATGTCCAATGCCAGATAGCCGGTCCACTCGCTCAAGGTATGAGAAGACCTTCAACCGCCGCACTATCTCTTCCCAGCCAGTGATGAACTTGGACTTGCCTTCTGATCCATCTGCAAGCGTGGGGGATTCGCGCCATGTCGTCTTAGCGGGCGCATCGACAATGACGCTCGCAAGATCGCGCCTGTCGTAGTATGTCTGATACTGCTCTAGCGTTGGTTCTTTCGTGTATCCGAGGTTGGTATCAATGTCTCTCTCATTGATGAACTGCATACCTGCTAGGCGAGAAATGACATCCCGCGCCTGAGTATCAACTGCTGTATTGGCTTTTAGTTTATTAGCCGCGAGCGGTGTCCACCGCCCTCTCGCATCTCTACCCATCATGCCCCCCAAGACGAAAAGCGACCCTGATTGTTCGCGCTCAGAGTCCTTACAAATGCGCTTAGCTTAATCTAGCACGCGCATTGTCTTGGTACAATAGGATGTCAGCGTTATTTCGTTCCCATTTGTCACCTCTTTGATTTGATTGGCGGCTCTAACGTTGCGCTGCTTTTACACACATACGGCACTTTCGCTTCGCCGTAACTAGCCATACGTCGTGCATTATCCTCTCTTATCTCACGACCATACTCTATGCACCACTCCCAATGTCTGGCACCATCAGGAACGCCGCAACACGGACACTCTGGCATACTTTGTACTCCTTCTCTTTCTGCATCTATCTCTCTGCGATCATTACACGTTTCTTCGTGCTTCTCACCCTCGTCACACACTTGGAACACTTTCCCTCAATGTGCACATTCCCATATCATTGTGTTGTCAGGCACGAGTCTGCTTGTGTTTCTTATTCCAGGCATCGTCATCTCCTAAGACTTGTTCAAGGCGCTACCTATCCATCTCTTTCCTCATCCAACGCCTATCAACGATCCATCCAGCGAATGCGCTGACAAGCCAGCACAAGTTGTTTATCGACTCGGCTTTACTAATACATCCGCTGTACCCACCACAAGTAGAGTGTTTCATCCAATACTGGCGTCCATCATAACTGTCATAGAGCCATACTATCTTTGTCAGTCTAAGCACATATGACACTACCAGTGTAATCAATATCCATACGGACAGACCAAGCACGATTCCGATTATTCCATAAACGGAGAGGCACATCATTCCTCCTCATAGCACACATCCCTATCCAGCCCCAGCGCAAGCATCTTCACGGCAACGTCGTTAGGCGTCCGATCTTCCTTCTTCATTCGTTTGCTTAAAATATATTGCATAGGAGAACACTCCATGATTTGCACCTGTTCGTTAGATCCACCGAAATCATACGTCTGTATACCTCCGATACGCTTCCATCCTTTTCGTTCAAGCTCAATTGATCGCCGCTCTACCTTTGCTCTCTCTGAATGATAAACAAGAGGCCGATAATTTCCTTCTGGGGTTATCGTCATCATTATGTCTTCGTCCATTGTTCACCCTTTTTTCCGTTAGCGATCACATATCTCCCCCAGCGCGCGCATCTTCTCCGCGATGTCATTAGGGATTATCGGATATATGGACTGGGCTGGGATTCCTCTTACCTCAACTAATTCCCTGTAGAGGTACTCAATGTCGAAGTCCCCCAAGGAAATCCCATGTCCAGAATACCCTTCAGCGTCTGCTGCATGGCAAAGGATCTTGACCAAGTCTGCATACTTCGGGTGCTCATATTGCTCGCCCTGCTCATGCGTCCCTCCTGGTCCGCTACCACCAACGGCATGAAAACTAGCCAGTTCGTCTTCTGTCGGAGATCTCCTGGGTTTTTCCATTTCAGCGTGCCCATCATTTCCTTTCGGATTTCTTATTTCAGGCATCCTTCCTCCCTTGTACGTCCTTACACCTTATCACATATCCTATGACGTGCCAAGCCTCTTCTCGCTCTGCCTCTTCCTCTCTACCCTCGTGCGCCACAACACGTCTAGCAAATACTCGTTCACCATGTTACACGCCGTCATGACGGTTACTCGTCCGTGGTGCTGTCCTTCGATCTTACGGTATCTCTCTAGCATCTCGGCGCGTTTCGCCGCGTTTGGCTTTCTCTTCATTGTGTCAATCTCTGCTATCAAAGCAGGCAAGCACGCTAGGCTTGTGTGGTATTTATAGCGGTCAACGTGTCTCGCCATGCGGATACTCCTTGCGATAACGCTCGATGATCTCCCATGCAGACTTGATCTTGTCTGGCTCATTCACGTTGTTGTGCGCGGCTATTCGTGTCATCTCTTCTAGCGCGTCAAGCAACGTCAGTATGATGTCTTTCCTGCTCATGTCCCTCCTTGTTCTAGTCGATCACGTGGAACGCCGGTTATCGTCTCCCCGTCCTTCCAACAGAAGATCGCTAGTCCAATAGCCATGTACAACAAGGGATATGCAAGCGGAGAAATGCCAACTATAACCGCTACCCATATTGGAATGTATTCTGGAAGATTGCCTGAGTCTAACATCATGGCGCTGGGGATTGCACAGAATAAACAGAGAAGCCATCCTGCTGCTGCTAATGCGGTTTTCATTCTTGTTCCTCCTTATTTACTACGATCACGCTTAGGCGCACACTCAACCTCCGAGGCACCATCCGCGTATCGTCGTCCCTTCCTTCGTACTTGCCACCATCGCCCCACGTTGCCATCGGGTTGCGCGTTGAGACGGTGCCTGAGTCGTCCATTAGCTCGCCATTGTCAGCTTGATCTGCAGCTCGTCATCAGTCATTGCCTTTACTTCTTCACGCGTCATCCTTCCTCCCTCAACAGAAACGTTACCGGAAACCGCCACGTCTTGCTGTACACCACGCGTACAATCTCGCCCTGCACTTCCACGTCCCATACGCTAATCGTGTTCGATCGCCTCTCAACTCGCCGCCCCTCCCTGTTCCGAATGTACTCGCCAATCTTATACAGCGTATCGACTCCAAGATGCAAACCGTACCGCTCTCGTGCTCGCTTGATAGCGTGCAGCTCCTTGAACATTCGGAGCAAGTCGTGCTCTGTCACCTTTTGGTGCTTCAATTGATAGACACTCTCAGTCCGGTTCGCGCCCCCTCGTACATGATTGCCCTCCCGGATTCGGCCAATGACCGTAGCTCGCCATTGGTCAACACGAATGCCACGAATAGACGCGGCGATTCTAGCCCGACCACAGAAAGATTGATCGGCATGTACGTCCCGTCTCTCATCTCGAATCCAACGCGCATCTCGCCGTCGAATGGCAAGTGAAACTCAGAGTCATTCACGCGCACGGTATAACCGTCCTTTGTGCGCTCAACGTTGGTTTCGGCAAAGAGCTTCATTCGATAGTGGCTCCCGGCGGCCGCGTGAAGAAGCCGCGCAACCTCAACTCGCTCACGCCCAAGGCCGTCAGCTTGTAGCTAGGAGTAACAAAGCCCATCTTGCAAATCAGTCCGCGCTTGCACAGTGAGCTAATCGTCCGAGCAGAGCCAATCCCAGAAACATATCGCATTGACATGTATTCGATAACCGCACCATTACACCACGTCTTCAGGGCGTTAGCTTGGTTTGTTGTTAGTTTCATCACTCTCCCCCTCCACATTCACCTTGTCTGTGGGTAAGGTGAGGACAAGATCGGCTTCGTCTAGATCCAGCCTGCTCCGCACACCACTGGCACCACTCCATGTGAATCGGTATCGGCACGTACGGCAGTGTCGCTGTTATGCTACCTAGCCGACCTGGAAACTTAACCGTCATCGTCTCAAACTCGATCAGCCCCTTATGCTCCAAGATGGCCAGCGTTCTCGGGTGATGCCTAAAGCGTGCACCAGCCGCTATCTTCTCGAAACACTCTCTCTGCTTCTTTGGCAAGCCTCTAAACCGTTTCATGTTTCCTCCTCAGACAGCTTGACTAGGACGGCATCAATCTTTGATGCTTTCGATCATCTCACGCGCCAGTTTCATCTCTTCCCCCTTGAGCACAAGTATAACAGATTACTCTCCGCTTGTTGCCGACAAACGTATCCCCGCAGACAAGGCATCTGTTCAGATGTTTCCCGCACTCATGTCTGGCGTCTTCGGTCCAGTCGCGTGTTGAGGCCATGCTCTGTTCTACTCTCCTCCGAACAGGACACCCAGGGTGGCAAGCCGTCACATTGTCTCCGTCCGGGAAACATGCTGGATGATGTTCCATGCGGCCACCTCCTAGTAGTTCGATATCTCCTCGCCCAATCTGTCCAACCCTGCTCTCGCTACTGTTCCTCTGTCACTCTGCTTTAGATAGAATTTGAGCGCCTCTCTTATCGGAACGAACTCTTTGTCAATGAGCGGGATGCACCTCTCTCGACGACGCATGGCCTTAGCCTTCGTTTTCTCGGGCCATTCCTCATCAATAGGTATGCATATTGCTGCGATCTCTTCCGATAACTTCATCACGCCTCCTCATGCTGCATCAACCCTCACCACCCGAATTGAACGCTTCCGTCTAGCCTAATGAACCCAATCGCCATGTCATTCTTTCCGTCAATCCAGCCCAGCCATCCAGTGGCTTCAGGATTCTTGTATAGATGAATTGTCATTTCTCACCTCCCTCCTTCCTTTTCCAGATCGTCATCCCGCACTGGCAGGGAAGGCCATCTGGGGGCTCGTCATCACTGCTATTCCCACTCCAAGCGAAGATATGTATCTCTCCGTGGCACATCCTTCCTCCTAGAACACGTGCGCTCTCTTCTTGCCCTTCTTTGCCAGGTCGAACAGGAATGCGAAACCGTGGACTACTGCGTCTATTCTGTTCGGGCTTGGCATCGGCGGACCTGTCCATGTGCATTGCTCATCCTCAAGTTCAGGGAAGCTTCCCACGTGATGGATGCGCCTTTGCTCGTATAGTGCCGACACATTCTCTGCACGGCCCCTCTTAGAGTCTGACGCGGTAATGCCAGTGTATGATACCGTTGGATCTTTCGTGCGCAGAATCGTCTCGATCA